AATAAGCAATGCCACAAAACTTTTTCTCTTTTTCATAAAATTCCTTTCCTAAAAATTACATTATAAACATCGCATCCCCTATGATGCAAATTATAATCAAATTTAATACTTTGTATTTTACTTTTTAATATAGTAATAATATCATGCAGGTAATATACTAGTCAATCTACTTATCAATCATGGCATTTTTTGTATTTTAAAAATTTTTGCCATGCTACTGCATCCATCCATTCCTGTCTCCAATAATTATTAAATAGAAAAAATGGAGTTACATCTAGAACTCTTAGAGACATTCTGTATTTCTGTTTATTGAACTCCGGACTAAATGGATGTTTTTTTATATGTATTCCGGCTAGATCACGTGCATTCATCTCTACATAAGATAAAATTGTACTTCTATATCTTTTAACTTGAAAATTATACCTCATCTCCAAAGCAATCCCACCCATCAACTTGTCTCCTTGCAAATAACTCTATTCTTTCTACATCTCCAACAAGATCAACTATTCTCTCGCTTACCTCTATAGGTTTTTCACTATGTTTGCCTACCTTTGCTTGCACAATTTGATGCACTCCATGATTTATAACTACCTTACTAGCTTTTGTTTTCTGGCTTATTCCAAGCAAACATACCTCAGCATTTGCTCTTGTATATGCTCCCATACCCCAAAAAAAACTATCACTCTTTTTATTCTTTTTCACCCAAACAAACGCAGCCGTTTTATATATAAATCCCCACGCTTTCATTACTTCAATAGCTTCTGTTATATTTGGAAATGTTGCCCACATGAATAATATTGCTTCATCAGTTGCAATATTTCTAACAGGTAAATCACATATATCTGCTGTAGACATCGTGGACTAATGTTGCTTCGCCATTCCTCTTGCCTTGTCTTTACTTCCTTGTTGCCGGTATTCCCATGGAGGATCAGCATAGATAACATCATATTTTTTATCAATTTTAAAAATATCAACTACCATATATTTTGCATTCCTTTTTTATCCTTCCAATCTGTCTATCAATCTTTTGCTTTATTATCTTATCGACAAACTCCTCATCTTCTTCATCTGACACTATCTGCATCAGCATTATTTTTACATCTGCCACCTCTTCAAGTACTGCCCTTGAATTCCCTTTTTTACCTGTAAGCAAATCATTTTGTAAAGCGACAATAAGCTCCCCTAATTCTTCTATGGTCTTTGCTTTTTGATGTACAACACCGTAATGCCTTAAAATTTGCCTTGCCAGTCCTTCAATCATGCTCTTTACATCCTTTCAACTCTTTTACCTCCTCCCAATACCAGTCCACAAAATTCATAACTTGTTGAAATACCTCTTTCTCAATTTCATCATCTGTCGCATCATCTTACACTTCAAATTCTACTTCTATGTCATACCCTGCAATATCTGCATTTAAATGTCCTACTATTTTTCTCATACATCTCCTTACATGCTAATTATTTAAACAATTCATAGAACTTGTGCATTCTCTTATATGGAATAATTTGAGTACCATTCTTATAATGGACATGCCATGGTTGTTTGTCGTAATCAGTTGGTGCGTAATCTATCCATTCCTGTAAATGGTCTTGTTCTACAATGTAAGAACCCTCTACATAGCTATTCAATATATTGTTAGAACTATCAAAAGTCTCTCTTGCACCATCATCATACTCAACTGATACAACTTCATTCCCGGACATCAATTGTACAACCAGTTGTTTTATTATATTATCACCTGTATCTACTTCAGTAGCTTCATTATTGAAATTATAAATATTAAACCTCATCCTTTGCCTCCCACCGATCACAACTATAATCACCATTCACAAAGTCTGCACAATGTAGAGCGTAGTAGTTAAAACATACTCCTGTGAAATCTTCATACCATTTGCAGTTATCACAACGTTCATTTCACATTTTCTTTATTTTCTTCCACATCTGTATCTAACTCTTTAAACGCTTTTATATACTTACCTTTTACCGCCTTAAGTGCCTCGATTATATCTCCACAAACATCGTCCTCATCAATGCAGTCATTGTCACATCTACCGACTGCAATTTTCGCATCTATGACCTCTTTATCAAAGTTGTAGTTTCTTACGCTTATGATGCAATTACACCTGCGTTCTATCAGATCTATAACATCTTGTAATTCATTCGCCTTTGATATAATTTCATATTTCCTTTTATGAAGTTTAACAAGTTCTTTTAAATTATCTTCCATCATTTTATCCCTCTTTGTTCTTCAACTCTCAGTCTGGCCATGTCGTAATATTTCTTGTCTATCTCATATCCGACATATTGTAATCCACATTCTTCAAATGCTATTAGACTAGAACCACTGCCCACACTATGTGAGATTCCATCCTCTGTCTTAAATGTTACCCCACCATCAATAATTTCGATACAATCACCCTGTATATGCCATTCTGGATGACCACCATAACACTATTCTATGTCACAGCTATAAGCTTCATGTCCTAATTTTCTAAACTCTTTACAGACTGTCTGGCTACATTCACAGGCTATTAGTACTTTCATCTATCAATCCCTCTACTCTAATAATTTTAGATATTTCTCTTAAATCTTTAAGCGAAATATTTTCGTGTGTTTTTCTATCATAAGTATTAAAAAAGCTTCTAACCTCCTTCAGTAAATCAGCTTTTTCCAGCTCATCAAAATAATCCTGCTCACATAAATAAAGTCCGTAAGCAATTTTCCCTCTTCCGTTATCTATTTTGAAGTCATTACGAACATCAAATATAAAGGGTGTATTACTATCTGCGGTTACATATCTACTCCCTTTCCGTATAACTACGACTTCTTTAAACTTATCCAGCTCCCTCTTGTGAATATCGTTATCATATCCTCGTCGAACCATTACTACTGTCCGTCCCACGTAAAAATCTTTTATGTTATACATCTTATCTACTCCTTCAAGTTTATGTATCTGTTTTTACAAATTATCACAGAACCTTTAACATGTGACCTTACTGTATTTTCAGCTCTCAAAAAATTCAAACGATAATTTTTTTCATTTGTGATAGGTTCAGATAAATATATTCTCATTCTTACTCCTTATCTATATTTGTAAAGTCGAAAGACATTTGACCTTCTACATTCTTATCCTCTATCCACCATCGAAATACGGCTTCTCCGTCTTTCCAAGCACCTGTAGTATCATCTTTACCTTTTTGCTTTCTTACTTCTAACATTTTTTCAAAAGCTTTTATATATCGCTTTCTATAAGAAGGAAAAGTAATCATATCTCTTTGCTTTTCACTTCTTTTTGCCATAGGACATAATATGCAGCCGACTCTTTTATATCCCATGTTATATAATTCATTGTATTCGATATTGTTTTCGTTAATATAATCCCAAACATCACTATCGCTCCACTCATAGATGGGATTAACTATTATAGTCTTGTTTTTTCTGGCAGTAGTAACAATGACACAGTCCCATACTTCATCGTGGCTTTTAGCATCCTTAAAAACTTCTTCGACATGTTCTTTACTAAAATATTTAGCTTTATTTCGATTCCCATTCCCCCATGTTGAAAACACTTCTCTGTTTTTCCTGTTTCTTGACTCTGCTGATCTTACACCAAGTGCTATTACTCTATTCTTTTCTGTGCTTTCCTTAAATACACTACAGTAATATCTAATCATTCGAGTTGGTGGAATACCTTTCTTTACAATCAAATCAAACATATTGGTTGACTCACCTTTGTAGCTAGGCAATCTCTTATATGCATTTATACCTTGATCTCTTAGCTTTTTAAATGTTCTATTCACATGTTTATTAGTTTGCGGTGCGTCCACAGTTGTAACACTGTGGGATACTTCAAATTTTATCCCCGACTTCAATGCTAAATCTAATAGAACATCACTGTCTTTACCGCCACTGTATGTAACTACAAGTGGTTTATTATAAAAATCATTTGCTATCTTTTCAGCTATCCTTAATGATTCAATCGCCTTTTCTATCTTAAAACTATTAACCAATGAAATATAACCTCATTCTTTCGTTGTCTTATTTAGCCTTGAAATACATTTTTTTCAAATATATTTCAAGGCGTTTTAAATCTATTTACATACTGCTATATAAAATCCACCATGCTTTTTAATCACCTTATCTATCACCTCTACAGGTGTGTATGGATAAATAGTCTTTGTAGGATCTGCATCCTCTTCTTCTATGTATGGTATAAGCAATTCTTCTTTTTTTGTAGGATACCCCACCTCGCAAGATGTATAGCATATAGAATCTCCATCAAGTCTAGGATTGCTATAATAATTTGCCCCTACCTGTACAGAAAACTCAAAACCGTCTTTACACTTTACAACCGGTCTGATATCTGAGAATCCAAATTTATTTCTATATGTGCTACATAAAAAATCATTTATAGAATTATATCCTCTGTAAACTCTGACATCATCTATCTGACCTTTGAAACAGCATCCACAAAAACTATATATACCCTTCATATTCGTAGAAACAAATGTTAGATATACTCCTTCATACCTATTTTTCTTCTCATTAAAAGCTGTCATTATCTCTCCTCCTGCCTGCAAGTATCCACTTGATACTGTGACAGGTGGCAATATATTTAAGAAGTAATCATATATATCCTCACTTACATAATCTCCTCTATTACAATAATCTGTAAAATCTTTTCCACCTTGAAATTCTTCCCACCCATCCATAGATTTAACATCAAGTGTAACTAAATCAATTGTAATATTATTATTTTCCATATACATTTCCTTACTTATTTCAAAATTTACAAGCAACTTATAATATCTATACAGGACTGTTACATCCATTAATGTAAACAGCCCTGTTTAATATCAGTGTTACATTTCTCGCATTATGCGATACTATCTAATGCATTTATCTCATTTATAACTACAGGCAGTACTCTCTTTGCATTATCTGTAAGTTGCCTTTGCCAGCTTTTGTTGCTTGGTGACCATCTAAATGCATGGCTTTTCAAAACTTTTCTTACCTCCTCGCTTGGCTTATCATCAAAGATAAGTTGCAACCTCATAAGGTCTGTATTTTCAACAACCTTAAAGAACTCACATTCTACTTCTTTTGTACCATCAGCCTTTACTGACTTAAGCTTTTTAAGTCTAGCTTCAACCCTTTTTATGTTTGCCAAGTTATTCTGTAATGAAAAACTAGGATATCCAACTCTTCCTGCAAAGTCCGGCTTTCTTAATTCTGCTATGTCATTGTCTGAATAACCCATATCTCTAAGCTCTTCATTTCCGACTGCAACATCTTTCTTCTTAATTGCTTTATTTACAGCCTTCATATTCTCTTGCTTCTCTTTTAACGCTTCTAGCTTTTCTTCAAGAAGTTCAATAGCCTGTTCATCATTCGATAATATCGGTTGACTCATAGTCAATAGTCCTTCAATTTTCCTTGCATAGCTTTCAAGGTAATTCCATTCATTTATCAAGGTCTCACGCCTTGCATTCTGCTTCTTCTTTTTTCCTACTGGAAAATTACCGGCTCCGGATATCATCACAGATGGGCAACTTGCTTCATTTCTATAGTAGCTGTTATAATACTCTGCCAACTTCCTACTATATCTTGCTGCCATTCTCTGTGCCCTCTCATAAAGTTTAGGCTTCTTTTTTTCAATTTCCTTTACAATCTCATACACGTTTCTTACTTGGTCTTGATAGCTTTCAGTAGCACTTCCAGCCCTGTAAGACCTCATAGAATTAACATCATTCGCTGCTTTAGCTGTAGCCTCATTTATCGAATAAAATATACTTTCCACTGTTCCTTCTCCTTTGTTCCAACAATGTTATAATCATTTCCAGCTTACTGTATCCAAAACACTGTACCTTGCACTTGGCTCTACCCTTACATAGCATTTCTGCCTTTTGTCATATCTGTATGGATAAACGGTTCTGCAATTAACACCTTCTCCAATTGTGCCCCTTTTAAGCCTCCCATTTTCAACATAGAATGATAGGCCTTCTTCCTTTGCATCATGCCAACCATCTCTATATATGTTTCTATCCATCTTTACCCTCCTTAATATGATTTGTTTTTTTATTACACTGCGTACGATAACATAACCTATATTTGTGTCAAGTGTTTTTCCAATTTTATTATTGGAATTTTCTTAATTATTGGAGGTAAAAAATGCAAGTTACAATTTTATAACCTGCATTAAAATACAAACCTTATGCAGCAATAATTATCTATCTATATTGCTAACAGTTGCACCTACCTCTAAACCTACAACCCTTTTATATGACATTTCATATTCACCATTATATTTACGCAGCTCCCATCCAGGTAATCCTTCACCTTCAAGGCTCACATATCCATCACCACTTGAATAAACTCTAATAGAACCAATAACTCCATTTTTTCTGGCAATTTCAAATAATTGCTCTAAAACCGGAATTGCCTCCATACTAAAAGCTTTCATCTGCTCTTCCGAAAATCTAACATCTGACATTTTTATATCCTCCTAATATTTACTAAGGCTTTAATTAGCCTATATTTACTATCCTTCCTTCACTGTCGAACCATATATTCATATCATTGCAATGCATTTCTATTACATCTTCAGGACACTCATCACATTCCACATCTATACCAGTAAGTCCTATTATTAAACCTCTAACATTTTCCCTGGCATTATCCTTAACCTTCAGTGAACGCTCTCCAAATATTGCCCCGTCTGCATTCCTGCATATCTCATCCCATGTCATATATCACCTCTATTCACATACTTCATCAATGCTTTTAACAGATCCATTTACTAACCTCCATAATCTAATATATTTATTACCCATAGCCCTTGCTTCAGTTTTTGACTTGCATTCAACAAGTACCGGCTGATTACAACCACTCTCGCTATCATATATGTACACATTGTATTTTTTCATATACTAATTTCCTCCTAATTCTTTTCAATCGCTATCTTTTCTGCTGTGGCCTTAGTTCCATCACCATAATAGCAATCATCAAAGTAATACCATCCACATACAAGCTCATTATCAAAATATCCAACCATCTTCTACCCCCTATTTCCTTCAATCAATTCATAATTAGCAACTTCCTTTTCTGAAAGTGGCTCTGAATACTCAACATATCCCCAAACTTCTCTACCAACCTCTTCCATGTATGTTCTACTATCAAAGTTGTTAATACCTTTTAATTTCCTCATAGGAACTGTACCAGGCATTGCCGGTCTTAGTGTTAGCCAATATTTATATCTCATGTTTAATCCTCCTTAAAATACACTGACTAGTTAAATGGAACCTCATCTAACCCACATATTTTTCTCATAACCATATCATTTATTTCATACATCTTACTATCATATTCCTCTGGAGTCATTCCATATGTTGCTGCCAGCTTTGTTTCTAACTCCTCAAAGTATGGAGCAAATGTTTCATATATTTCTTTACTACCAAAGCCACATCCCATTTCATATTCTGCATCTCTCTGCATACTTAACTCATCTAACTTTTCAATTAAAACTTTTCTCTCTTTTCTCATCTTGCTTATCTCCATAAATTAAATTTGTTTTTTATTACGTTGCGTACGGTAACATAACTAACTGGCATGTCAAGTATTTTTTTGATTATTTTTTGGAATTTTCGTAATTATCAAGTTGAAAACTATATCTTATCTATTGTGAAAACATGTATCATATATTATAGTTCCAATTTCAATATCCACACATTCTTTATATTACCGGCATTTCAACCATTATTTTTAACGCCTCTTCTAAGATGTCCTTCTTATCTTTCCACTTTGTACACTCTTCAACATTATTAGGACTCGTTACTAATAGACCCATGCTACAATAGTTTATAGACTTAGTAATATCTGCTAATGTATTCTCTCTTATTTTACGCTTATCATTTATACTCATTTTACATCTCTCAATTCAATCTTAGACACGCTCTTTAAATTAAAAACATGCACTACTAAAACTTTTGTTTAAAATCCTCTCAACATCTTCTCTTTTATTTGACAACATCATTCTTGCTGTTACCTTATCTATATGTCCACCTGTAATGATTACTATTGCATTCGCTATTCTGTCATTTAACTCATACACTTCTCTGTATAACACATCTGCCTCTGCCTCATATCTGGCAGCTTTTTCAAAGTCCTGATGTTCTTCATCCATCCAGTATTCAGACATGTTCTCTTTTTCATCCATTTCTTTCTCAATCCCTTTAAGCCTCTTCAGCATATCTTTTACTTGCATACTATAACCTCCTGTTAACCTTTATGATTGTTTCCAGCTATTCTTACTTTCCTCTTTTCCTTGTCTTAGGTGACTTCTTTGCTTCCCAGCACCAATCAATGTGTTCCATAATTTTCTGACATGCTATCTTCTCTATTTCCTCGCTTGTCATACCGTCTTCTACTTCAAATTCTACTGCTATGTTCTTTCCTACGATATCTTCTAATACGTTTGCTAATACCTTCATTATATAACTCCTTTGTTTTTATGTTTTTTATTACGCCGCGTACGATAACATAACTAGCTGTCATGTCAATAGTTTTTTTGGAATTTACTAAAAATAAAATTCACTTTAAAATGCCTCATATCGCATTTTAAGTACTTATATGTATATTTGTTGGATTGTTCCAAAACAAATGCTACCTGTGGCTATATGCTTTAAATACGGCTATATAAATTTACATCTATTATGCAGTTGTTTGATTAAACTCCACTTTTAAGTATCTAAGTCATTTTATATTTGAACCGGGTCAAACCTGGGTCATTCGGGTCAAAAACCGGGTAAAAACAGTCAAAATCGGGTCATATTTGGGTCAAAAACAGGGTCATTTGGGTCAATGTATTAGATGTTCAATTTAATTTGATATAATTATTTTTATTACTATTGTTACCCTGAAATGTAGTAAATATAAGGGTTTGGAGCTATTTCATCAGAAATGTTTTGTTAGGTTTCCTGTTAGATTTCTAACAAGATTTCTTGTTAGGTTTCTTTACCAGAGATTAGATATTAGATAATAGATAATAGATATAATATATATGGTCATTTAAGCGTAATTTTTGCAATAAAAAAGAGCCTCCCATATATTTATAGGAGGCGGTTCCACATAAAACTCTTAAAAAAAGTTTGCTATTATTTTAATCAATATCGCATTTAATGTTATTTGATATAGATTTAGTTGAATATTTAATTTAAAAGCCTGCCTGTGGCTATAGATTGATTGTACAGTATATATCTTACTGTATTCATTATTAAATTTGATTGCCGTTAGCTTTTTCTGAATCTTTTCTCAATACATCAATAGCTTTTGCAATCACAGATGGTACAGGTACACCCATCAGCCCGGCATTCTCGATTATAGAAATGCTTTCATTTGCTACAAATGCTATGATAACTGCATCTTTTATGTATGTTGTATGCATTATGATATCAAGTCTTACTGCTACAAGTACTATAAGTAGTGCAACGCCTTTGCGGCATAAACCTTTAAATCCCGCTCTTGACTCAAGCGCACCATTCTCACTTTTCTTGCTTTTCTTAAATATGCCTGCGACTGCAAGACCTGTCACATAATCTACTGCCATAAATACAATCAGAGTGATTAAAGCCTCACTCCATCCGCCGAAAGCCATTGCTACAAATCCTCCTACTGCTCCAATCATCGAATACAAAATATTTGCTCTCATTTTAACCTTCCTTTCTACTCTGCTAAATAGTAATTTTTCAAATCAGGCTTAGATGTATCATACTCTTTTTGATATTTCCCCTCTGAATCAACCCAATAATACAGATCCTTACCATCCGCTTTTATATATGCATTTATTGCCATAACTCCTGATTTCGTAAGATAAAAAGACATTCCATCTACATCCACCCATTGACCACTGAGCATAGCTCCGTCTATATCATTGAGATAGTACCAATCATCTCCAGATTTAAACCATCCTTTAGTCATATAGCCTTCACCATCGACCACATACCATCTATCGTCAATGTGAAGCCATTTATCCTTTTGCACTACCCCATCAATCTCATACATCCACTTACTATCAAATTCCACCCAACCTGTAAAGATTTTCTTTTTATGTAGCTTACATGCCATGTACGCACACCAACTCACAAACTGCTGGCACCAATAGTTACCATTGCCGCCATACCACTCACCATATTTTGTGAAATTTTTTTCGCCTGCATTTGCCGTCTTTTCCTCAAGCTTTGCATTGCTTGCCTTCTCGAGATAGCCTATCTCTTTTCTTGCAACCTCTATAAGCTCTTCAGCTGTACATGTATCCCTGCCGAATAGAGGCGTACCAAAGCCATTTATACGATTTGTACCACCAACTTCAGACTCTTTAAACTTATATTCTTTTCTTGCAACACCACCGCCGTTTCTCTCAAACGCCACTGCAGATGTATTGCCTTCAATTGTATGTATAATATATGTATCTCCAAGTTTCCTTGCATCTTCTACTATACCTACGTGTGCGACTCTTCCCTGGCTTTTACTATAAAAATATATTATATCTCCGGCATGTGGTACTTTACTGTATGCTCCAGCCTGTACAAAGTATCCTTTTCCAGTTAGTGTGAATTGGCTATAACCACCTCTTAAAAGCTTCTTTCCTGCTGCAAATGAACTGTCCATTTTAGTAATCTCCTTCCTTTCAAGCATAATATAAAAAGAGGGATTATCTCCCTCTTTCTGTTATTAAAGCATTGCTTTCTGTTATCAATGCTGCTTTTTTTGTTATCAAGTTACATCATCAAGTACTCATCCGTCTTCATAAACTCCTCAACGGCTTCTCTGTACTTCTCCGGCACTTCATCAAGTGTCATAAGGCCGTGCTTAATCCTTGATGCAAAAAATATCACATACACCTTTGTTCTCTTCTTACTCATTGCCTTCTCCTTCCTCGCTTTCCTTAAGCTCTGCTATCATAAACTCTGCTACCATATTTGATAAGGCGTCTATACGACCTGTTAAGGTAGACTCTACATGCTCCACTCTATCCATTGCCCTGAACATTAGCAAGGCTTGTATCTGTGTAATAGCTCCAAGCTCATTTTTTATAAAAGTCGTAGTTATACCCTGCAGCTTCAAGCCTGTTACAGTCTCCTCATTTGACTCATTTTGTACTGTCATTACAAGCGTATTTGCATCAGTAAGCTTGTCCTTAAGCTCATCAAGCTTTGCAAAAGTGTCAATTACCGTGACAAAAGTGTCTCCATAGTACGTACTAAGCTCTATCTCCGTCTTGTCCTTTAATATTAGTTTTCTCATTTAATCCTCCTAATTTATCAATTCTATCTTTGTAAATGTTACGTTACCTATAGCACTTGACAAATTATCATCACTATATGCATCAGCACACAGTGCTACAAATCCATCTTGGTTTATCATAGATGTATCTACAATCAGCTCATATGTATTCTCATTATGCACACTCTCAATATTATCACCTGATCTATGTGTTGCCTGATTACCCCCTATATTGCGGCTCCTATTGTTTACATCATATATAAAAACAAATATATTAACTCCTGCTGTCCTATTATATCTTCCTGTATGCATGTTCATGTTTAATTTATATGTTACTTTAAGCTGTCTAAAGAAAGTAAAAAGAATAGCTCTATCTAATATAAATCCTACATAATTAGAAAATGCTGAAAGGTGATAATTGCTACCGGCTCGCACATCTATAGTTGTTCCACCAATGTATTTCGAATAATTATTATGTGACTGTGTCCTGTCACGATATATTTTTGCCTCTGGAAAATCCTTATTCGCCACTCCCCCTACATACAATGCATTGAAAGTGGCACCGTCAAAAACCGGTCTACCGATTCTATAATCCGGAAGTCCACCAGGCACACCGAACATATTTACACCTTCACGAATATTTTCAGAAAGTACATAAGATGCAGGTAAAAACACATAATTCGCTCCTTGAATAAACGACCCATTTTTTATGCCAACAACAATTCCTCTTCCTACCCCAGGCAAATCGTAAGCAAATCCCTGCCCAGAATGACTAGAATTTGCAATGATTATATCACCATGACTAGCAACCTATCTTGGAATTGTTCCGGCAA